GAACCGCACGACTTTGTAGTAGGTTCGGCGCTCACGCTTACTAATTGCGGACACCCTTATAATGGCGCAAAAACAGTTACCGAACATAGACCAAATTATTTCAAGGCCGCGGTTACTCACGAAGACGTAGTAGCCAAACCATTACGCCCATACGGTCAAGCCGCTTTAACTTCACAGGCGACGCTATACGACACGAACGCTAGCGTACGCGAAGCGTGTTTAGCTCTAGCCGTGGATATTTGGGAAACCCGCCAGGGAACTATGGGACAACAAGGCGTAGACTTTGCGCCTGCACCTTATCGCCTGGGGCGCTCAATGCTACAGCGCGTAATGGGTCTACTAGGTAAAGACGTAGACACTAATAGCCTGGTGGGATAATGGCAGACTTAGTAAGCCTACGTAATACCCTTGCAAGCGCCCTGGGCGCGGCTGGGCGCGTAGTCTATGCTTTTCCACGGGAACAAATAACCCCGCCTGCATTAGTGCTTGTGCCTGCCAGCCCATACTTAACACCTGTAGGTATTGGCGGGGCGGGTAACCGTATTAACGTACGCTTTGAACTTACGGCAGTAGTAGGCGCTGCAGATAACCAAGCGGCTTTAGCCAACATAGAAACCCTAGCTTTGTCCGTTTTCGATTTATTACCAAACGGTACGGGCATTATTAACGGCTGGACACAGCCACAAATTCAAGAAGTGTCAGGACAACAAATGCTTACTAGCTCACTTACTATTGAGTTAGTAACTAACACATAACAACAACAAGAAAGGGTTAGCCCAGAATGGCAACTTATATTACAGGCAGGGATTTGACTTTATTAATTAATTCGGTCAACTACGAAGCCCAGGCGTCTACAGTTACCCTAACCGTAGAAACAAACCAGGCAGTACTTGAAGTACTAGAGCAACGCGCTTATAAAACTATCGACCAGACCGCTACCCTATCTGTAGAAATGTTTGCAGACTGGGGCGCTGCTAGCTCTATTTGCGACGCCCTTTGGGACGCCACTTTAGCCGCGCCAGATACTGGACTTAGTGCAAGTTTTGACGCCAACGGCAGTACTTTTACCTGCACGGTCTTTCCTAATTACCCCCCAGTAGGCGGCGGTGCTGTAGATGTATTAACTACAAGCGTAGAGTTTGTAGTAGTCGAGGGTACAGTAGCCCGCGCATAACTAAGAGAACAGGGCAAGAAAATGAAGTATGAAGTAACTACCCAACAGGGCAGCAAGTACGAAGTAAACGACGACAGCGCGTGGCTGTGGATTGAGTTAGAACGGGAAACTGGTCTAACCATGCAACAGGCACACGCGAAAATGGCAGAGGGGTCTTTAGACGTTATTACCAGTCTTATTTATAAGGCGGCGGTAATGGATAAAAAGACCGAACTTAAAACTCATAAAGCCTGGGTGTTACATGAGTTTGATACCTTTGACGTAGTGAGCGAAGACCCAAAAGCCACGGACGCGGAAGCGTCCAGCGGGACTTAATAGCGTTAGCCGTTAATACTGGCATACCGCTAGGGGACTTGTTTACGTGGTCACTTACAGACGTAAATACGGCCTATGAACTAATAGCGGAAAGGAACGGGCGGTAATGGCAGAAAAGCAAACCATTAAGGTACGTATGGATATCACCCCAGAAATACGCGCCCTACTTAAAGCACTTAACGAAATGGACAATGAAAGCAAGAACGCGTTAAAAGAAAAAGTTAAGGGTATCGCCGCCTGGGTAGCCGAAGATATTAAACGCGCTGCAGCTACCGCGCCTATGCCTAAACAAGCTACACGGGTAGCGCAAACTACCAGGGCTAATAAAGACCGCGTACCTAGCGTTACAATCGGCGGTTCAAGAGTTAAATTTAGCGGCGGCGCTGTGTCTGGCGACGTGCTTTACGGTTCGGAATTTGGCGCAGACCCAACAAGTATTAGCGGGAAGTTTCCTAACGGCGGGCGGCGCTTTCCATACCGTAGCCCTCAACGTGGACAAGGCAGCGAGGGTTATTGGATTTACCCAACACTACGAGCTAAGCAACCGCGCATTACTAGGGAATGGCACGAAGCCGTAGACAATGTTTTAGACAACTGGACTAAGGGGACTATTTAATGGCTACACAAAGAACCCTTAAGCTTAATTTACTTGCAGATGTAGACAAGTTTGGCAAGGGTCTAAACAAGGCAGGCGACGACGCTAAAGGCTTTAGTGGCAAGGTTTCCAAGTACGGAAAAGTTGCAGCTGGGGCTTTAGCGGGTGTGGCTGCAGCTGCTGGCATTATGGCTATAAAGATAGGCATAGACGGCGTAAAGGCTGCTATTGAAGATGAAGTAAGCCAAAAGAAACTAGCCACTACCTTAAAGAATGTTACTAAGGCGACAGACAAACAAATACAAAGCGCCGAAGAATACATAACTAAACAGCAAATTTCTTACGGTATTGCAGACACTAAACTACGCCCAGCATTAGAAATACTTGTACGCCGTACAGACGATTTAACTAAGGCGCAAGAGTTAAATAACCTTGCCATAGATATTAGCGCGGCGACGGGTAAAGATTTAGAAACCGTGGCACAGGCGTTAGGTCGCGCATATGGGGGTAACCTATCTGCGCTAAAGAAGCTAGGCATACCGCTAGACGAAACTACAATAAAAACTAAAGACTTCCAGAAAGCCCAAAAAGAATTAACCGACACTTTCGGCGGTTCGGCGTATGAGAATACAAAGACCTACGAGGGACAGTTAAAAATTCTTAACGAGCGCTGGGGCGAACTTAAAGAGGGCATAGGTCAAAAGGCTATCCCAATACTTAAAGACCTACTAGAACAAGTAAACTTAGTAGCCATTGGCTTTAGTGGCGAAGACCAAAAAAAGGGTTTAAGTAATAAAGTTAAAGCGCTTTCCAATGAGCTAGACGGCAAGAGCGGGGGCATTAAATTAGGCGAAAGTTTGGCCACACTTGCAGAAGCATTTAAGACTATGTTTAGCGCCCTATCAAGTCCTAACGGTGTTAAAAGTGCAGACGCATTGGAAAATATTGCAAACGCTATTAACAATATTGCAACTGCTATTACGAACCTTTCCGCAGCTTACAAAAAAATTAAACCCATATTAGATAAACTTCCGTCCAACCTTATAAGAAACAAAGTCTGGGATTTTTTGACCACCCCGCAAGGCAAGGCTGCAGGCGGCAGCGTCATGAAAAATCAAGCCTACCGTGTTGGCGAATTCGGCAGTGAGATATTTGTACCCTCTGGTTCGGGGTCAATCCGTAAAGACCCAGGCGGGGGCGGCGGTAATACTTTTATTTTTAACGGCGTCATAGACGCCCAGAGCGCCCGTCAAAGTATTGAAAGGTTACTACAAACACAAAGCCGCATTAGTGGCACGATTAACTTATCTGGCGCTATGTCGTGACCGCTTTTAACCCTGAAATAAGGGTAATGACCTTACCCCCTAATACTTCACACAGCGCTACAAAAACAGAAGTTACGTCATGGGTTGATTACAACATAAACATTTCGCGGGGTACTTACGAATACATTAACGCGCCTTACCCTGCGTCGTGTTCGCTATCGTTATTATTTAGCGAAGATTACATACCCGATATAGAGCTAGGTTCATGGGTTGAAATACAGGTAAAAGATAATTACAATGTCTGGCGGGTTCTACAAGCGGGTAATGTTACCAATAGGTCAAGCTCTTACCGTAGCCATGGAGTATTGGGTTATGTTTTAGAATGGCGTTTTACCCTTACTTCGCAAATATCCTTACTGCAAAATACTAATTACTATGTAAACCAATTTATTTTAAGCACAGCCGAGGGGCTAATCCTTTACATAGAAGAAGAAATGTATAACCTAAACTGGTCTTCGGTAAATAGAAACCTAACCTGGGCAAATTATGGGGCGCAGACTTGGGCAGAAGTAGGCACGTCTAGGCAAATAAACTTCCCCGCCTTTGTGGTAGACCCGGACAACGCCGAACAAGCTTTAGACGAAGGCCCGGCTAACGTATGGGACGACCTGGTAAAACTTACATATGGGGTTTACGGTTACATTATCGAACAGCCAGACGGAACGCTATATTTTAATTTTGGCGACACAGATTTAACTAATGAAATAGTTTTTACTGGTAATTTGTTAAGCCCCGAAATACAAGGCGGGGACAGGTACGACGTATTACGAAACATTGTAACTATTAGCAGGTTTGACACTTCATCAACTACCTATTATGAAAACGAAAGTACCGAAATTTACGGCGACAGGGCAGGCACTTTAGAAACTTATTTAACGATAGCAGCCGAAGCCAACGACATAGGGCAAAAAATACTTAATTCTATGGCGTACCCATTGTTAAGCACCCAGCAGATAAGCATGGATTTACTTAACCCTAATTTCACCAGCCCCGAACGGTATATTTTACTTGCCGCGCCGCTGGGTATTCGCTGCACGGTTGAAGCCCCAGACGCTATGGGCGGGGTACAGGATTATTTGACTATTGGCTGTACTTATTCAATTACCAAAAATTCCTTTATTTTAGATTTGATACTTGCGCCTTATTCGCAGGCTTTCAATACCCCTAACTGGGAACAGATAGATTATAGTTATACCTGGACAAGCTACGGCGTGGCTTTCCCTACTCAAGAATGGCAGGATTTATAAATGGCAACAACCACCCCAAATTATGGCTGGAGCGTTCCAACCTCGACAGACCTTGTTACAAACGGTGCGAGCGCGATTGAAACACTAGGCGACGCTATAGACGCCGACGTATGGAACTTAGCAAACAGAACTATTGAAACGGATTTGACTATTCGCACTACTGGTCGTACATCAAGCGCAACAGATACAACTACTGGGTTTTATTTAAGCGGTACGCAAAGCAATTTCGTAAATGATGCCGCTACAGTTTTATCTTTAAACAGATTAACTGGAACTACAAGTGCCATAATGCAGCAATTTTACCGTAACGGCACAGCTGCAGGCACGATTAACGCCAGCACCACAGCCGCCCCTACACTTGTAGCCCCGTCGGATTACCGCCTAAAAGAAAACGTAGAGCCTTTAACAGACGCCGCAGACCGAATTAAGTCTGCCAATGTCTACACCTATAACTTTATAAATGACGAAACAAAAGAATTACGTTATGGCTTTTTAGCTCATGAAATTGCTGGACTTATGCACGATTTAGTCATAGGTGAAAAGGACGCAGAGGACGAAGACGGAAACCCTGTATACCAGCAAGTCCAGGAAACCCGCCTAATTCCAGTTTTAACCGCAGCATTAAAAGACGCCTTAGTTAAAATTGACCAGTTAGAAGCCCGACTAACCAAACTAGAGCCAGCACCTACGGCTAAAAAATGACTTTCCTAGTATGGCTAGCCCATAGCCCTATCGCGTCATTCTTAAAGGTATTTGGCGCTGGGGTTTTAGGCTGGGTACTTATGAACGGCGACAGCCTGGGACTTCACCCCGCGCTGGCCTTAGGTTTAGCTGCAGGTTTGCCAATTCTTATTAACTGGTTAAACCCAGAATACGATAACTACGGCAGGGCTAACCCAGATGAAGCCCGTTAAGGCAGGCAGGGTTTCATTTCCCTACGGGGCTAGGTATCGTACGGGCGGTATACATAAGGGCATTGACTACGGCTGCCAGATAGGTACGCCAGTAGTCGCAGCTGTGGGCGGGGTAGTTGTCCATGCTGGGCGACACGTCTATAAAAAGGGCTGGGGCTTTGCTTTCGGTATCCATGTAATAGTCGATAATGAAGCATTTCCAGACGGCAGGGCGGGCTTGTGGGCGGGTTATTGCCACCTACACGGCGTAAGTGTCAAAGTGGGTCAACGGGTCGCTAAGGGCGATTTAGTGGGCATTTCGGGCAATACAGGCCGTAGCACCGCCCCGCACCTACATTTTCAGGTATTGGCCAGCCGTACTTGGAAGCCTACAAAGCACCGAAACCCCCAGAAATGGATAGACGCATGAGTCAGTACATTAGTAAGAAGTCAGACGCTAAGAGCAAACCGCCTACCCAGAACCTTGTTAAAGACAAGTGGCTTACGGTAGAAGCTGGGGGCATTACCAAGTTAGTACCTACACAAAACAGCGAAGCGGGCGCGTTATGGGTTTGTTACCTAAACATCACTACACCGAAACTGGCGGGGGCTACCGAACTTACGCTTAAGTGGGTACGCGACGCCAGCGGTATAAATGACGCTACAGGCTATACAACCGTAGCCCTGAAAAAAGGCGCTACTACTTTCGTTACTAATGTATGGGTATTTCAAGCCAAAAAAGGGCAGCCTGTAAGTCTGCAGGTTAAGGCTAATGGCAAGGCAACTATAACTACACGCGAACTTAAATTAA